CTTTTTGTGGTGCATCAAATCCTGCAAAAGAGGCCAGCTTGGTAGGTACACCTAAACCAAAAAGAGCATTTATGGTCTGCAAATCCAAGGCCATTGCTTCAGGGGTTCTTGGGCCGATTCCCATAGGGCCAAAAGTCGGAACTGAAATCTGCTCTGTGCTTTTTTCTAATTGCTCAGAACTTTTTTTAGCTGCCCTTTCGTTGCCTTTTGCAATAAGAGATTTCATCTTGTCTTGGTTCATTGAGCATCCCCCTCTATGGATGCCGCCATAGCTTCTCTTTTTTCTTCATTGGTAAGAGCGTCCCAAGCAGCGTATGTACCACCATTCTTAAACCAAGATGTTGGCGCAGTTATTCTTTGGCTGGGTTCTGGAATTCTACCAGCTGCATAAGCCTCACGCCTTCTTTTTGTATCATCAAGAGCGTCAAGTTTTTCCGCCCTAATATCCGCAAGGGTGCTTCTTAATAGGTCAAGATTGGCGAACCAACTATTAATATCAGTGCCCATAGAAGCAATAAGTCGCTCCGCATCCCTATCAGTCAAAACTCCAGGGCCAAGAATTTCAATTCTAAGTCTTCCGAGTGTTCCTTGTTGATTTGCAACCAAGAAACGCTGCAATCTTTCTCTTTCATTTAACTTACCATCGCCAAGACTTTTAATACCCCCAGATAAGGCTGCTATCTTTGACCGAATACCACCAAGACCAACCTCCTGCGCTCTTTCAGCATAAGTTGCAAACCTATCAATACCCGCTAAAGCACCCTGTTCATCACTAATGGTCTTAGATAACTTTTCAATAGTAGGAATAGATGCAGAAAGAACATCCGCAGGACTTACATATTCGCTAGTAAATACCGAGGTCGGTATTTCTAATCGTCTGCCCTGCTCATTTTCAATATATAGAGATTCCTGTCCATCTATAGTAACAGACTGAACTGTAACAAAGTCCCCCTCTTTGTTGCCCTCAAAGTCTTTAGTTAACTTTACTGTAAAGGGTTTTTCAGTCTTAATTTCTGATTGAGATGAAGATGGCTTAACCAAGCTAAAGTCGGAACCAATAGGTATTTCTGCCCTTGAATTGGGGTCAAGGTAAATAGGGTTCCCAGAAGCATCTTTTGTCTTAATAGCAGTTTGAGGCTCACCTCCAATGTAAACAGTAGTGGACTCTCTTGGTGCAACCTCTGGTTTTTTTAACAAGAACTCACTTGCAGCCAATGGCTTATTAGACTCTGGGTCAAAAAACACTGTACGGTTATTAGCATCAACAATCTTTCTAACTGTTTTTTGCTGTCCACCACGGTCAAAAACTGTAACAAGCTCGTCACTTTTGGGACGACCAGCAGCTTTAAGTTCTTGCTCTAACCTTGCTCCCTCCAAAGAGAGCCTTAACTCATCAAGCTCTTGACCTCGTTTTGCTTGTTGAAGCCTCAACGCATCAAGCATGGGCTTTTGCACAGCCTCTTGCTCTGCTGCTCGTAAGGTGGGGAGCATACCAGTAACACCCATTGGAGTAACAGGTCTTAGGTCTGCTGGGTCATAAGACATCATAGGTTGAGCCATACGCTGTGCTTCGTAGAAGCGCATAACATCAGGAATGTCTTTAACCCCCTGAGATAGAGGCTGGGCAAGCTGCTGACCAAGAAGCCCTGCTCCCCGACCTATGCCACGACCAATGGACTGACCAGCATCAACTGCGCTAGAGCCAAGACCAAGAAGACCAGAACGAATATCAGATAAAAGAGCCATAATACAACCTATGGATAACTTGGCCTTGGAACTGGGCCACCTATAATACTTCCAGACTCAGAGTCAAGGGGGCCACCTGAACCAAGATTTGGCCCCCCTAAACCGCCTAAGAAATCACCAAACATGCCCGTGCCATAATCAATAAGCTGACCACTAATAGCACTTTTTATCTTGTCGCTAGTGCTGTACTGAGGTGCTGAGTAGACAGGTCTGGTTTCTGTTTGACCAAACATTGAGCCTTCAATTAAATCTTGATACTCACGCAAAGCCTGAGCGTCTTGCTGTCTGCGAAGAAGGTCTTCCTGAGATAATAAGCCAGCATACTGTAGTTGACGGTTAATATCCCCAAACCCAAGTGCGCCGATATCTGGAGTAAGACGGGCACCCGCCTCCATAGCACCGATACCCAATCTACCAACGTCAGCAAGGCCAGTAGCGGCGCGAAGTTGACGCTCAAAGTCAGCTTGCTGCGCTTGAAGAACAGCAGGTGCCGCAGCACTAGCAATACCTGAGCCAAGAGCCTCACCAAACAAACCACTGCCCAAACGACCCGCTCTACCAAATTGGCTGGTCGTACGTTGAATGGCAGGAGATATCGCGCTTTCTAAAGCAGCTTGAAACTCCGGTGTTGATGTCGTTGCAGGAGCAGCCGCAAGACGCTCAAACACCTGCTGTGCAGGAGAAAGAAATGAACCAGCCCCACCAAGAAGCTGGCCTGTTGCAAACTGCGCTTCTGGTGTAAGTGGCGTACCCGCTTGCGCCATACCAATTCCCTGCTGAATGGCAGCAAGCTCTATCGGAGAAAGTTGCTGATACTGTCCTAATTGACCAGATTCAAATAATTGTTGAGATTCGGTGGCGGCTTGTTCAAGCAGGGGTTGAATATAAGCAGGGGCTTGTGTGTCAAACTGTGCCTGACCTACGGTTGGTGATTTTGGTTTAGGTGCAAGCGCACCACCAACAGCAGTGCCTATCATGCCACCCACAGGGCCACCAAGAGCAGTGCCTACTACGGGAGCCAAACTACTTACCACACTACTCATTTGTTAAATCCTTTTCAAAAACCCTAGAGCGTTCTTTGTAACCGCCGAGAGCTTTTCCCCAACCAGCGCGCCCATTTATCAACACTTTACTACAGCCCTTATCTTTTGCCAAGTTTTCTATGTGTTTTGTCATTTCAGCCAACTCTTTCAAATCGCCGCCAGCAAGATGATAAAGAAGGGCTTTGGCTAAACGACTTTCAATAACCTGAGTAACTATCGCGCTATCTTTGCCCATCCATAAATCTGCTTGATTTCTAGCCAGCATATCCCTGATATCATCTATATCAAGCATCCCGTCACTGTATTCTAAGGCATCAACAAGATATCTCTTAGCCCTTGCCCAATCCTTACTTTCCCCTCTGTAAATCATCAACCTATTATAACGTATGCAATACTGCTGTTATGACCATGATTTTTGTGACCAACAACAAAGCTACCATTGGCACGAGAGCTAATATATGGGTCAACATCGTAATAATGAGAGTCAAGGCCAACAAACAGAATAACGCTATTAACACTGGCACGGCGGTCAGTCACAGTGGTTGATGTTGTCCCGCTTGCAGCCGTAAATGTTCCTGTGCTGTTAATCTTGCCTTCCATGATGTTGTTTACCACCTCAGAAATCTGACGAGGTGAGCCACCCTCTTTAGGAAGATTACGAAACTGATTAGCCATTACCTGCGGCCTCTAACCTGACCATCAACGTCAATACCCTGTACATTTGTCCAGCTTCCACTCAAGTTCACACGAACACGATGAAAGCGACCAGAAGACCGCACAGGGCAGAAGTTGTCGGCATTTAGGCTTGATGCTGTACCAAAGGCAACTTCGGCATTGCCAGAGTCCCTAGAGGCAACCTGAGCAGTAACGGTAAGAGGTGAACCACTATCATTTTCAATGTATGGGATAATACCATTCACAAGAGAGCTTTTACCCGCCTGCATGTCAAACTCACCAGTCTCTACAATCGCGTTCAAATTATCACCCGTAAAAGTTTGAATCTTCTTGTCCTTTGCTCCAGCAAAGAAAAACTCACCGCCCTTGTAAACTGCGGAGTCAAGAGAGCTAGGCAGTGTATCCAAGTTGGTGGAAATGGTGGCAAGACCCTCAAGCGTGTAACCAGCCGTAAATAGAGGTGCCATTGCATCCAAGCCAATGCTTGCGGTACTCCAGCTATCTATTGCGTAGTTGTAAATAATAAGCTCGTCAGGTGTGCCATCACCGGAGTCAACGCTAGGGTAAGACCACACAACAATCTGACGAGATGGGTCAACAACAGCACTCATACGCGCAGCGTTGTTAGATTGGAACCTCTTGAGAAAGAATCTGTTTACCTTCTCTGCTCCAATGGGTTTAGAAGAGTTACCGTCAAATACATAAAAACCATCGTCAGAAAGATAAAATACATTGCGACCAAGAGCGGCAACAGAACCAGAAACCTTACAGCCACGTTGCAACTGAACTTTATCAAATTCAAAAACAAGCGGAGAACCAACATACTGTGCGCGTACAATTCCCTTCTCCATTAAGATGGTTGCATATTCACCACCAACAAGGCCAGTAACAGAACCCATATCTGATATGTCCTGAAAGTCTGCTTGCGTGGTTGCGCTCACAGCCCAGCTATCATAGTCACCAATCCCAGACCACCGAACACGATAGGGTTTTTCACCGTCAGTGGTGTCGTTAGTATAACCACACATCACAAAGTCACGCACAACCGCAATGAAACGTGCTTTAGGTGGGGAGCCGCCTAAATCAGCAAATCGACCACCCCCTGCTGCTGTAATTGTTTGGATAGGGTCACTATAATTAGTGGCAACAACATTTTCACCAAACTGGACAAACCGCCAGACATAACCAGTGCCCGTTGAGTAAGATGCGTTAGATGTTTTTGAAATATCGTCAAGGCTAGAATCCGTAGCGTCAAATTTGTAAAGAGAGTTTTCATCGCCAACATATATCGCAGCAGAGGCTGAGTCATCCTTTGCAGCAAACAATCCACGAATAAATTTATTTGTTGCACCAGAAAACGGCAAAACATCAGGAAGATTTGTATATCCGTTTGCAGCAGGAACAACATTAGTTGCTACAGTAGCTCCAGCATTTTTATACGGAGGCTGGTCAGGTAAAAATTGTCCTAGCTTAATCATTGCACACCCCAAGTCTCAGAGCCTTCAGAAACAACAGTCCAAATCTCTGTTCCTTCAGATACCTCTGTCCATGTTTCACTGCCTTCGCCAACTATAGACCAGTCTTCGCCTAAAATCTCTACGTCTGTTTCGCCAATAGCAACAATCGCAGACAATGAAGAAGCACCAATAAACTCACCAGTAGCAATAGCAGAAAGAATAGCCTGAGTAACAGGGGTTGCAGCACCTATCGCAAGAAGGCCACCAGCAACAGTCATAGTGGCTGGGCCAACAACCAAAGATGCGCCAAACTGTACTCTAATGCCCTCTGAGGTGATTGTAACGGCAACGCTTGGGCTACCCTCACCAAACTGTATTCTTATTCCTTCTGACGTTACTGTGGACGATACAGACGGTGTTGAGGCACCAAACTGAATCCTAATACCAGATGATGATACAGTTGCTGAAACAGAAGGTGTAGCCTCACCTTCACGCAGGGCTAACGTATTCCAAAACGCAGCGTCAAAAGCCTGATTAGGTAGTTGCTCTAAGTAACCCCAGTTATCAAGCTGCTCAAGGTTTGGCCCTACAATGTCAGCCATAACTAAGCTGCCGTAATGTCAATACCTGATGCAGCAATCTTAAAGATGTCACCGTCAGCGATAGTTTTTGATGTGGTTAGCGCAGAGTGGAAAAGAAGGTTGCCGCTTGTTGACGCATCCCACAACCCAATATGAGTAACCGTCCCAAAGGCACCGCCAGAAGCGGCAGGAAACTCAACGGCACCACTATTAGAAGCAGTGCCAGACGAAGCAGCACCGAAAGCAATGGTTTGACGAGCATAACCATTCCCGCTTACTTCTGTGCCCGTTCCAGCATCTGTAGGGTCAGCAGTGTGCAGTGCAACATAAACATTAGATGGCGAGGATGTGCTAGACGTTCCAAGAAAATGGTCGAGAAACTTGTTCTCAAGGTAATCGCTCATTGCGCTCATGTCAGTTCTCCGTAATCAGATTTCATTTGAAGCGCAGAGCCAGCTTGTTTGCTCCGCTCTTCTTCGCGCTTAACTTCATCAATAGCCCGTGTAAACAACTGTTCATACACAGTAGTTTTCTGGTCGTCCATCAAATATACACTAGCCGCAGCCAAAGAACCATAAAGATATGCGTCTGGGTGACGAGTTAATATCTCATTCGTAATATTGCCATCAGAAAGGTCAGGTATGCCTTCTTGATACACAATCTCTGCCGTGTACGATGAGTCAGGCTCTGGAGCAAACTTAATCTCACCGCCGATAATAGTATAAGCACGAGGCTTGCCTTGTGCATTGCTTGCATACAACTCATCCAGCTTTGCTGGTGTGTAATACTCAAGAACCTCTTTAGGAGATGTATTTAGCTTAACCAAACGTATGGAGCGCAAGTCTGTTGGCAAGGAAACATATGCGTCACCGCCTACAAGAGTAGCCGTAGCTCTCTTTTCCTGACTACGGGCGTTCATCTCACGAGACATACGAGACTCTGCAAGAGATATAAAATCTGGAATTTGCGTGGTCAAATCATCACGAGCCAAAAAGTTGGCAATAGATGTTTTTAGCTCAGAATAATTTGTAATAGCCATTATACGCTGCCGCCGCCAGTTCTAAAGAACCTGTTATCATAATCATTCAGCCACTTCTTCCAAGCCTTCGGATTATGCTTTGGCTCACCCAACTCTTTAATAAGCTGATGATACAGAGCCGAAGGTATTTCTGCAACCTTCTGATGGTGTTTTTGTGTATTACCAATCAGAGAGTCTTGTTTGTAGCTGTTTCGCTCTTCCCTGTTACGAGAAAGCATAGCGTCTACGTTCTGCTTGCTCTCGTAAATAATCTTGCCATCTTCGTTAAAATGCGCCCACGTTTCCTTACCAGAAAGAGGGTCAGACGTAACAAGTCTTTTCTTCATCTTTCTCCCCAAAAGTAATGGGGGTAGCCAAAGCTACCCCCTGAAGACTTACGACAGGTTGTAAACCGCACCGTGTGCTTTTGGTGCAGATACTTTCAGAGTAAATTCCGTAATGATTTGGAACTTCTCTGAGTCACCCGTTTTAGCCAAATCGTCAACCGTGAAGTTACGGTTGGGGAGTGTGCAGATGCTTGCGTAGTCACTGTCGAGCAGATACACGCGGTCATCTGAGGCAAAACGGTCAATGACCACATCAAGCTGCCCATAGTCGCTGAGATACAGCGAAACCGACCCAACGATAGCTGCCTCACGAGGAGCAGTATAGTTGATTTGGTTGGTAGCAACTGAACCACTGTTCAGGTCACTAAAGGAAGCTTTCTTGGCAGGAGAAACAACGAGCATGTTCGGCTGACCACCATCGGTGTAGGCAGCTTGCATAGCAGCGTCAATCATAGCAAGAGTCATCGTGCGATTCGTACCATCCATAGCAGGAACGTGTGTGCCAGTGCCAACACCTGCATTGAAAGCAGTTTCGTCACTAGCGATAGACACGTTGGTAATCCAGCTTGACAGAGTACCAGCTTTACGCGGGTCAGATGCGCTACGAGCCGTATCTGAGTTCAGATACTTTTCTATGTCGCGCCGCAACTCAAGTCCCTTAAGAACTTTTTGATATGCGACCTCCGCATCACGCCCCGCCTTATCAACAGCATCCAAAGTGCCAGAAACTTGTGCATCTTTCTGTGAAATCTGCATGTAGTTTCCGAGGCGAGTCGTAGCTGTCGGGGTTGCGTATGATGCGTCAGCACCTTCGTTTTGGTGGTTGGTTGCTACGGCAGCAGCCAATTCTTGTACTTGCCACTCGACAAATACACCGTTACCTGTTTCTTTCCGCAGAGCAGAAAAAATCGGGGTTTCATCTGGGTCGATGCGAGTGATTACATCACTCAGGTCTTCCCGTTCGCCAATTGCATTGGCTGTAGTAAATTGTGCCATTTTAAGACCTCATTCTCTCTAATAGTACGGCGACAGCATCATCTTTGCTGCCAGATTTATTTAGGCGTTCAAGTGCCTGTTTCTTACGATTAGCGTTAGCTTGAGCTTTGGTCGTTGGTTTGCCTGACTTAGTGACCTTCGGGGCTTTCTTTACTTTTTTCTGAGCGGCTGGCTTCTTAGCCATTAACTCATCGTAAAGATACGCCTTGCGAAGTGCCAATACTGCTCGACTATCCGATGTAGCAGCAAGTTCAGCTTCAGAAAAACCTAAGTTGCGTTGAGCATAAGAGATGATAGCTTGCTTCTCTTTTACTGCAACGTCAGGGTCTTTCCAGTCTGGCAAGGCTTCAAGAAGTTTCTCTTGCTCTTTTGCCAAGTGAGCTTGATGCTGTTGCACAAACTCCTGCTGACGTTCTTCCTGTACACGCACCTGTTCAGCTTTTACTTTTTCTGTCGCTTCCTTACGGTCACGATAAGCCTCACGTTGGCGCATATACTCCATCGGGTCTTCACTGTAGAGGTTGTCCCAATACTCTTGGGGTTTCTCTTCAGCAGAGCTTAGTTGGGCTTCTAACGATTGCAAAGCTTGTGCATATTGCTCTCGCTGCTGCGCTAGAGCGGCTACCTCTACTTCCGAGTTCTTGCGAATCTCGGCAGCTTCTTGCATACGCTTTTGTGCAGCCTGTTCCAACTGATAAGATTTGACAAGTTCGTCAGCGGTGACGTTCTTCTCTTCACCATCAATCTTCACAGTGTAGTATTCTGTCTCGTCTTCGACTTCTTCAATCTCAGATACGTCAACGTCATACTCTTCATCATCTTCATAATCCTCATCAGCTTCGGATAGCTCTAGCGCGTCCTCGGCCTCAAATTCATCTTCAGATGCCGCCTCAGTTTCTTCGACCTCAATGGCCTCTTCAACTTCGGCTACAGGCTCTTGAGCATCTCCGCTTGCCTCTTCGGGGGCGTTGGTGTTCAAGAGAAGGTCAACAGCTTGACCTTTGCTAAGTGACTTTCCAGTTCCTAACAGGGTGCTGGGTTCATCGCTCATTTCGTTTCTCCTCTATAAATCTTTAAGAGCGTAGCTCTATCTTTGCTAAGTTGCCTGTCTCGACAACCTCATTCAAATGGCCTTGCACCACCATTAGTGCTTGGTACATCTGAAATAGCGTTTCTCGTTCATCAGCAGATGACGAGGGATTTTTCCAAGCGTCCAAGTAAGTTTCCTCTAACTTACTAAACGCCTCCAAGATAAGAGGGTCACGAAGCAATGCTTTTGCGCGTTCACCCCTATCTTGCTCCCCCCTTAGTTTCCCTTCATTCATTCACATCTCCTTGTTGCAAAAATATCACACAATGCTTTTTACGCAAGATATTTTATACACGAGGTAGATTTATTGATGTTTCTATGCCAGAGCGCACTTTTTCTGTACGAAGCTGCATTTCAAACTCAAGCTCTTGGCGGCGAAGTTCAAGTTCAGCAGCCATCTT